TGGCGTTTGTGTTTCAGTAAAAAACGTTGTTTGTGTGCTTGCGTGTTCTCTGCGTTGTTTTATGAGTGCGTCACGCTTTGCTTTGTATATCTGGCCGCGTCTTGCGTTGCATGGTTTGCATGAGGGAACCATGTTGTTGAGGTCTGTGTTGCCGTCTGGGTTTCTGTCCCATTCAATGAGGTGGTCTGCTTCTGTGGCTGTGCCACCACACCAGTGGCATGGTGGGTTGTGTGCGAGTAGTTGTGCTCTTGCTGCTCTATAGGCGGGGTCTGATGTTCTGCGTGGCATTGTCGGGGTTACTCCTTGTCTGTGCGTAGCCTACCTAACTGGCGCGCCCCTACATAGGGGCTTTGCCTACGCTGTGCGTGTAGACGTTAGTGCGGTGCTTGCCCCCCACACTTCGTGCTAGTAGCACTGGCTGCCGGATGTTTAACACCTTTGGACGGACACCATTCGCATTTATGACGTTTGGACGCTGCACGATCTGCTTTGAGGCATGACCGCTCGACCCACGTCACCGTGTTTTATACCTGCACAGTGCAATCCCGTACGAGGCCATGAGTCTCTAAGTTGTGTCAAATCGTAGTTAGGTGAAGTTTTTTCACAATGAGGGACGAATGTACTTTTGTTGCCTCAGTTGTTGTAGCAAGGTAATTAGGCGCACTGCTTGTGCATAAGGCATGTCGTCAATCCACACGGCTTTCATGTGATTTACTTTCATAAGGGCCCAAACGATTTGACATTGCTCGTATGTTGCTTTGCCGTCAAGCTGCTTTAACTGGTGTTCTGCATAAGGCTTTAATTTCTTCATGCGCCTTTAACGCCCTTTGAGCCGAGCCTTCGAGCGATGTTGTTTAGATCGCTGGGTTTCCACACATAACACTCGGCCCATGGTGCAAGGTTAAACAGCCATTCTTTTTGGTCTTGCGACAGGACACCCCTATCTGCTTTAAGTTCGCAGACGATAAACCCACGGTCACGATGCGCTAGGCATAGATCGGGCCAGCCTTTGTCACCGGATAGTGCGGTGCGCCACGAGCCGTCTCTAGCCTGCATTTTCATTGGGTGAAACACTCGCCAGCCATTCATGCGAGCCAGTTGTATTACTTGGGCTTGGAAACCTTTTTCGTTCATAGTTCGCCGTTTATGTAGCGGTTCACGATGTTGCCAATAGCGAACGCCGCCACCAATGGCCAACCCAATGCAAGTAAGCCTGATATGGCGTATAGACCTAGTTTGTCGTTGTTGGTAATGACTTCTAAATCTTCATCGGCCCAACGAAAAGCCCAATATGTAAAAAGCGTGAAAGCGGGTACTACAAGTACGCCCCAAAGGATAATGAGCATTAGTTACCCCTCACAATCTGGTTGTATCGGTCTTGGTAGATGTCGCACAGGGCACGCCATTTTTCAATTTGGGCAATGGCCTTTTCGGCTAGGTCTTTCCAGTCGTCCCGGTCTTGGCGCAGCTTGTCTAGGGCGCGTTCTAGGTCGTGGATTACGGGGTCATAGTTGCTCATTGTCGGGTTCTTTCGGTTGAGTTGCTAGAAGGGCTTCGTATTGTTTGGTGAGTTGTAGGACGGGACAACTTGGGTGGCATCCCCAGCCTTTACGGCAGTTTTCGGTGTGGTGTGGCACTTTCACTAGAACGGCTCATCTGCGTTGTCGGGCTCTGGGAAGTTGCCTGCTTTTAGGTTGTCAATAAGTGCGCTTATCTCGCCTTTGTTAAGAGTTGCCAGCCATTGTTTTGGCACTTCCCTGTCGGCTTTTTTATAGAAACTGGCTGCAAAATACACTTGCTTTTCGGACGCTAATCCTGCGGGCTGTGTGATTGTGACGCTAGGCATTTTGGGGTCTGTGCCACGCTCTACCGCAGGGCCGTTACTGGTGCGCTGTACCTTGCTCATTTCTTCACGGCTAGGTCGTTTGGCCATGTCACTGCCTGCCATGCCGCAGTTCGCTAACGCTCGGCCTATGGCACTGGTTTCACAGTTTTCCACGTGGCTTGTGCGGTTCACGTTGCCTGCGCCTCGCACTTCTTCGGCGTAGCCAGTAGAGATAAGCATTTCGCCTAACCATAGTTCTGCTCTAATAACGCATATATCTGCTCCGGGTTCTGACACCATACGGGTGAGCACTCGTGGGTAGTCGTTGGTAGATGACATAAAGCCACCAATGCGGTTTTCTAGCCAGCGATCTAAGCGGGCTGCTACTGGCTCGTAATCGTCAAGGTTAAAGCCCACGGCGCACATCCTCAATACTTGGGTGCCACGTGTGGTGCAAGATACTTAACTCGGTGAGGCGTGCAGCTGCTTCGCCTAACACTTTGCCTCGAATCTCGTCACCGCTTAGGTGTGCATCGGTCGCCATGTTTTTTAGGCGTTGGATAATTTGAGCATCATTCATTGTCGGGTTTCCTATCTGCTATTTGACGCTTTGACCTTGCCAGTGGGCTAGGCCGCCGTTCTGATAAAGCCACTTTGCCACCTTAAAGTTGCAACGTGATTCCACAAGAACTGTGCTACGTGTGTTTTTACCACAAAGTTGTGTCGTAATCGTGTACCAAGAACTATTGACTTGGAATAGGCCCACATCCCACGATCGGACGGCTTTGCAGCGTTTCCGTTGATGGAACCTGCCAGAGTCACCACAGTCTGCGTGGCTCATGCCAGTGCGATAATTCCAGCCCACAGCACGAGTTTCGCACTTGGATTCTCTCCACATGATTCTGTCCATTGTGCGCCAATCTTTGCGCTTAAACGTCTGTTTTATCTCTGCGGTGTACTTAGGGCATAGCCAAGGTTTAGACGCCTCTACGGGGCTTACAACGGCTATGGGGGCAACCGTGAGGGCTACCGCTAGGGCTAATCGTTTCATTTCCAACTCGCTAACAATTCCGCACCCGTCTGGGTGAGTCTGCATACTTTCATTGCGCTGCCAGCAGTCGAGTTACGGGTCTCACCTGTCCACTCAATAAGGCCTTTGGCGCGTAGTTCACTACAACGTTTCCAGTAGCAACACTTCGGCTTCTGTGCCAACCCTGAGAGGTTGCCTGCTTCTTCATCGGTTAGGGCTCGGTTGCGGAACACCGCCAGCAGTAATCCTTGCTGTGATGCTCGTCTTGGCATAACGTCCCGCCCGCCTTGTTTAGAGGTTTCTGGGTCGTCATTGCGAAACAATGGCAGATCGTCAAACATAATAATTTTTCCCTATCTCGGCGGGTGTCGGATTCCCGCCTAGAAACACCTTAGCAATCGGGTGGTGCCTGTCAAGTCATTAGACGGCACAACCCCACTACCAGCGATAGGGAAGCCAGTAGTGGGGCCGTCATGTCCTCATCCTTAGGGGATTAGGCGTTACTTTAGCCGAGCGCGTCCTAGTGCGTCAATCCAAGCGGTACGGAAAGCATCGGCGTTGTCTGCCATAGCGGGCGACAGTTCCACGTGCAACCACTTGCCGTTTGGCGTTCCTGCATTATCTTTTGGGGTAAAAATCTTGATTCCAGCCAAACCCTCGCCACGGCTACAGCGATACCCAGCGCCCCAAGCGGTTTTATCTTTGGGGTCTTGCTGAGGCCACTTGTAGGCGTAATCGTGTATTTCCTCGATACCTAACTGTGCGGTGTTGGCTATAAGAAAGTTCCAGCAGGCAAGTGCGTTTTCTCGGTTGTTGTAGCCCATATCTACGGCGCGTCCTGTGGCATGCACTGAGAGGTAAGCGGGGTTGTCAGGGTCGGCTTTGGCTTTGTCGTTGTTCATGCGGCGGTTGGAGTATGTGCCTAAGTTGGTGAAGCCCCAGCGTTTGGATGCGAGGCGTAGCAGCTCTGTTGTGCCGGGTCGTACCGAGCCGTGGTTGCCGTCAGAGTTGCCTGTGTATTTACGGGGCACTTGGCGGGTCTTTCGGCTTGTCTTTAAGTCCGTTGCCTGCGAGTAAGCCAATAAGGCCACCTGCGAGGGTCATAAGCATTGGGCTAAGCACTGCCCATGCTTCGGCGTCGTTGGGGGCTTGCTCGACTGGTTGCACCACGAACAGCAGGCCGTAGATCAGTGACACTATGGCTGCTACGAATGAGAACGATAGTGCGATGCCTACGATGAGGATTAGGCGGGCTTTTATTTCTTCGTTGGTGAGGCGGTTTTCAGGTT